TTTAGGATATTGAGCTCTCTTTCCGGAGCGCTTTCGTGCTTAATAAACCTCGGGATATAGGTTGTGCTTAGGATCTCCTGGCTGTCGAATTTTATTGAATTTGCCATATATTTATTTTCCTCCTATGCCCTTTAATGCAGCGTCTCTGTTTAGGGCTTCGATCGTCTGGCTGATTATTTTTTTTATTCCGTCGTCTCCGGCTACCGCGTCGTTAAAATTAAAAACTATCGACTGATTATTGTTCGTCGCTCCTATGCTTCCGAGGAAGGTATTCGCTTCTCCGGTTGCCGATTCGTAGAATCCCGGCGTCAGGATCTTGACTTCGTTTTCCAGCATTAACCTGGTCCTGGCGTCTATCTCTTTTTGGAGTTCGTCTTTCTTTTTCTGAGCCTGGTCCTGGATCTCTTTTATTTCCTTATCGTGAGATTCCGTCAGTAGATCGAATTCACTTTTGGCTAATTCTTCGCTGAGGTTAGATACGGTCCCGTTGGCCCTGTCGATTACCGCCTGCTCTTTGGCTTTTTCGGCTTCGAGCTCGGTTATCTTGCTTCTCCACCCTTTATTCATTGCCTGTTTTTCGTCGACGATTTGCTTGTCGATGTCTTTGATCCTGTCTTCCGCTCTCCTGGCGAGCTCCGTAACGTCGGCCTGGTATTTTTCTTTTGATTTTTCGAGGTCCTCGTTGAGCTTGGCGTCGAGATCCGTTATCTCGCTGTTTAGGTTGCTTATCGCTTTTTCCTGCTCTTTGAATGAGGCGACGATATTTTTCGAGAGATCCCTGAATGATTCTTTTAGCTTATCGTTGAGATCTTTTTGTTTCTGGGCATCTTCCTGTTTTTTTGCAGCGTTGGCTACTTCCTGCTTGCCGAGCTTCTCCGCGTCGTCCAGCATTTTTTCGGTTGTTTTAGCCGATTCTTTCTGGGCTCCGGTGATCTGGTCTATTACGTTGTTGAATGGCTCTGATAGCCACCCGAGGATCGATATTGACGCGTTGCCTACTTTGCTTTTGAATTCGTCCCATTGAGTCTGGGCCGTCTTTAATTTTCCGGCCATGGTATCGGCCATTTTTTCGGTTGATACCGTAACCTTTTTTTCAATCTCGTTAAGAATTTCGAGGGTTGTCGCGTTCTCTCTCATGTCTATTCCGAAGGACTGCGCAGCCTGCCTGCTTCTTCCGAGGAGGAGATTCGATAGTGAACTGACGTTGCTTTCGTAGTCTCCCATTCCGCTTGCAGCGAGATCCGAGGCGAGCTTTGATAGATATATCGCCTGGTTGACGTCTCCGGAGATCCTTATCAGTTTTGTGAGGCCGTCGGCGGTGGTTGAGCTTTCCTGGCCGAGATTCACCATTTTATCTATGAAGGCGTCGATCATCGGCTGTTGAGCCACTATCCCCAGCTTGTCCACCGCAGCCGTGAGTCTTACTATGGCCGTTTCGTCTTCGAGGGCTTTTGTTAGAGAGTCCTGGAAGAAATCTTTTAGGGTGTTTGCAGCAAAAAGTCCGGCCCCGATAGCTCCCAGTTTCGTTAAGCCGGACGATAATAAATCCGTTGAAGAATTTATTTTCTTAACATTGTCTCCGAGGCTCTTGAATGCGTCTTTTGTCTTGTCCTCGGCGGTGAATATTACTTTTTGTTCGGTGGTATTATCTGCCATTCTTTTTGTCGAATTTGTTTTTGGTTATGATTACTTCGATCATTTCCTCTACAAAAAACCTCGGACAATTCATTATTTCTTCGTATGTCATCTTCCCTATTTCCTTGATCAGAATATAGTTAAGGAATTGTTCCGGGGCTTTTGAGCTGACTCTTTCAAGATAAAATACGAGATCCTTGACTAAGGCTTTTTTTTTTGGATCTTCTCGCCTGTCAGTTCGACCGCTTTTTCTACGAGAGGACTGATAATTTCCCGGGGCATTTTTTTTAATGTCTCGACTGTTATTTCCTCTATCGATCCGTCCTCCTTTTTAATGTTCCAGGATTCGATCAGTTTTGATAGGGCGAAGATCCCTCCCTCGTCCGGATTTGATATCTTCTTGCTCTCCTGGTATTCGAACCAGGTCATGTCCTCTTTCATTATTACGACGATATCTGTTCCCGGAATTTTAATCTCTGTTGTTTTGATTAGATCTTTTATGGTCATGGTTTTAGTATGCTGTATCGGCTGTTCTATTTACTAATTCGATCTCGATAGCTTTGCCGTCCGAGTTATCGTAGAGCGCTTCGAAGGACTGCTTGTCGAAGATGTATCCTCCGGCGTCGAGCGGTTCCTCGTTGGTTATCAGCTTGGTATTGTGGAATTTTACCGTTAGCTTTTCCGAGGTGCTTAAATCCGTTTTGATAAATCTTCCGGTAGCGATCAGAGTTATGGCCTGCTTTACATTCTCGATCCATTTCTGGTGCTGGCCGGCTGTTTCGAATAGCCTTGATATTTCGATCTGGGCTTCTTTGACCTGGTTTAATAGTGCAGCCGGACCGGTATATCCTGAGGCCGGAGCGTCGAGCAAGTTATTCTTCAATGTAAAGCTGAGATTGTAGCATGGAGTCGCGGTTGCCCTGGATCCCGCAGCCGTGTCGGCGAGAGCCGATGTTGGAGCTATTCCGGCGAGAGTGTTGCCGAGATATAGGGGCTCTCTTTGGGTTCCGAGGCTTGGAGTCTGGGCTTTTAGCATTACCGGATCTCCTACGCTGGCCGTAACGGTGGTTGAGGCGAATCCTATTGTCTTGCCGTCCACGTTGACGCTGGTTAGAGTCAGTTCTACTCCTCCGACTATTACCTTGTCTCCTATTACCAGACCGTCGCTGGGCCTTAGATCCGAGTCCGTGCTCAATACTATTGTCGTCATTCCGGCTCCGGTTAGAGCCACTGCTAAGGAAGCGGAGAAGAATTGTCCGAGCGCTTTGATCGATACCGTGATCTTGGCTTTGTTGTCCTCGTAATCAACTTTCAATGATTCGGCGCGGGCTCCCCAGATTCTCTGGGCATAGTTTCCTCTCGGAATCTCGATCGAGTAGCTGTCTCCGTCTCCGACCGTGAAGGGGTGAGTATATCCGCTTGCAGCGTCTCCGGTAGTCGTTCCTTTGAGATACGTCATGTTTAGGAGGTGTCCTAATACTTCCGGATCTCCCAATACTACGATATCTCCTTCGATCTTCCTGGATCCTTTAAGGAGATCGTCGCTTTTCCAATCGAGTCCTTTCATTCTTCTGTCGGCGGTGAAGTTAGGATTTATTCTTATGCTTTCGCTTACCAAGGCGAAGAAGTTTGAGGGAATTATCGGAGTCCCGGGTGCGACCTGGGGCTTTAAGGCGAGATATGATTTGCTTGCTAAAAAATTAGACATATTTATTTTTTATTTTGATTATCTTCTTCTTTTTTTGCGCCTTCTCTTTTGAAGTTGGCGTTATTGAAATCGTCCGGGAGCTCGACTATCTCTCCGGGCTTTACTATTCCGACATTCGGGATCGTGAGCTCTTCTTTGGTTGTGTTTTTATATTTAGCCATATCCTTTTATTTAATTATAGCATTTTTAATAATTTGGAACAACCACTACGCAATCAACCTTGATCGACGCAAAGTTAAATGTTCCGGCCGTTATTTTGAAATCGAACGTAGCTTCTACCACTCTTATTATTTCCACTTCTCCTCCGAGATCCTTGTCCTTGTCGAATGAATTTATCACTGCGTCGACCGTTTCTGTCATTACTTCGTCAGCCGTTTCCTTGTCTTCTCCGGCGTCGGTATTTTCCTGGTATAGATTTATCGTGAAGTGGAATGTCCTTTCGTTCCTGGCCGTATCGAGAAAACTTCCCGAGGCCCCGGTATTGAGGATCACCGCTACCGGATAATTTTTGAAGTCTCCGTTTGGATAATCAAAGACGTCTTCGAAGATGACTTCGGTTCCTGACTCCACTAATCCTTCGAGCTTTGTTTTTATCAGGGCTTTTAGGCCTTTGAGAGTGCTTGTCATTTTGTTATTTCTTTGATTATGTTTAACGAAGCTGTTTTGAAAAATTGATCGACTTTATTTTTTGTCTGCTGGATTGCCCTGGTAAAGAATGGATTCGGTTTTGTCCCCGGGTGGTGGACGATTTTTCCGAAGATCTCTCCCGTTCTTTTATTGGCCAATACTTTTTTGTTGATCGGTATTATTATGTGCGGTCTGGTTCCTTCGTGGACGTAGAT